CACATTGATAGATGATGCAGTCTAAGGGAAAGTACCTAGAATTTATTTTTCCAGCAGTGCCCTTTTGTCATCTAGCTCCATGCTAGAATGCAGTCATGCCCCAGCACTTCGCAAGGGGTCTTTTTAAGAAGTTAGAAGCAAGGGTCATGAAATACGCAAACCAGCAAGAGCAAGACAAAGCCCTTTTTGGGCCTTCTGATGCCGCCGCCGCCAAAGCGGTGGCGGAAAACGACCGCAAGGTCATGGCCGGGCGGCCGAGCTGGGCGCTGGTGGCGCGTGGTGCCAAAGTCATGGCACTGCAAGCACACCAAGCCCGCCAGCCTGGGATGTACCAGCAAGCGCTGGACGTGATCAAAAAGGCGACTGGCGGGCACGCCATGTTTTCCCAGCCAGTGCCCGACATGGGAAACCGCCTTCTTAAAGCCCTGCTCGATGCGGGAAAAGAGGCTCCCGACGCCATCATCACCCAAGCGGAAACCATCATTGCCGCTAACCCCGGCAAGAGATTGGGAGATCGGCGATGAGAGACCGTCAAATTGCCCGCTACGACCGGCACGGTCGGCCGGAGTATGCACCCAGCACAAGCCCTGCCGCCTTGCGTGCCGTGGCAATCCTGCAAGCAACAGTAGACCGCGAGGCCTGCAAAAGCAGGGCCGCTCAAAAAGCCCGGCAAGACGCCGGGCAACTTACCCCGCAGGAGCGCTTGCTTTCTGCAATTTTTGGAGAAATTAAATGATTCTCAACCTAACCCAGCACCCCGCCACACTTGAGCAAATCGCTCAGGGTGTGGTTGACCTGCCCGCTGATGAGCGGGCAGAACTGAGCCGTCTTTTGACGGTTGACGACCTGCCCAGCCGGGCCGAAATCATTGATCGCTGCGAAGCGATTGCCAAATTGTCCTGGGCTGACAGCTTGGGCACAGACACCCCTATCACAAGGGCGATGGTCGGGGGCGCACCCTGGATGATGGGGCCACTTTGCAGGGCATTACGTGCAGCTGGCATTAAAGAATGCTTAGCCGCTTTTTCAAAGCGCGAGTCAATCGAGCGCACAGACCCAGCCACGGGCGCGGTCACAAAGACCGCCGTGTTTCGGCACATCGGTTTTGTCGAGTGCGCTGCAGAGTAACCCAACCGGGGCTTCGGCCCCATCAATCCCGCAAGGGTCTTTTTTAGGAGCAATCATGAGCGATATTGAAACAACGATCTACACCGAAGACGACGTGCGCATCAGTGTTGACGAGTGGGATGACGGGGGTGTCTGGCTGGGCTTACAGGCCCGTGGCTCGTCTATGCACGCCACACTGACTCGGAAGGAAGCGGAGCAGATGCTCAAAAACCTCCAGGCCGTCTTGGCAAAAGAGGTGACAGCATGACTGAGCAACAACTACGCCAGCACCTGCTGGACGATGGCCTCACGCAAGATGAGGCTGAAAGCGAAGTCTCGGCCTGGGCAGAAGATGCCTATGACCGCGACCAAGACACCAAAGCCGAACAACATTTCGAAAGTAAATCATGAAGAACATTGCCACCGCTTTGGTCAAGGCACAGCAAGCCTTTGGCCCTGCCCTGAAAACCAGCACTAACCCGGACTTCCGCAGCCGCTATGCAGACCTATCGGCTTGCGTTGAGGCAGTCATCGAAGGTCTGAACGGGGCTGGCATTGCCCTTGTCCAACGTACCAGCGAAGACACCACTGGGGTGACGGTCGAGACTGTGTTCATCCACACATCAGGCGAGATGCTGGAGTGCGGCAAGCTGCATGTGCCTGCGGCCAAGCAAGACCCGCAAGGCTACGGATCTGCCCTGACTTACGCCAGGCGATACAGCTTGATGGCAGCTTGTGGCATTGCACCCGAAGATGATGATGGCAATGCTGCCACCCGAAAGACCGTACCGACTCCAGACATTACCGACCAGCTGACAGCGATTGAAGCAAGCGCCACAAGTGATGAGCTGGCGGCGGTCTACAAGCAAGCACTTGAGGCCTGCCAGGGCAACCAAGCAGTACAGGCCAAAGTAATTGCAGCAAAGAAGGCACGGGTCGAGCGTGCCAAACGGGAGAAAGCAGCATGCGCAAACTAGACGATGGATCAACGTGGTTTGACGGCATGACCCTGCGCGACTACTTTGCGGCCAGGGCGATGCAAGCGTTTTTACGAAATCAAAAACCAGAAAATATGGATCAGCCTCCAAGTACTTGGGCGGAAGACGCGTATGTATTTGCCGATGCCATGCTGAAAGCAAGGGAATCATGAGCGAAGAACAAGGAACCGAGGGCTGGTTTGCTGACAGGCTGGGCAAAGTCACCGCCAGTCGCTTGGCTGATGTGCTTGCCAAGACCAAGACAGGCTACAGCTACAGCACCAGCCGAACCAATTACATGACTCAGTTGGTGCTGGAGCGCATCACCCAGACCAAGGCCGAGTCTTACAGCAATGCAGCAATGCAGTGGGGCACAGAACAAGAGCCCTTTGCCCGAGCTGCTTACGAGGCGCATACGGGCCAAATGGTTGAAGAGGTGGGGTTCATGCCTCACCCCGAGATTGATGCTGCTGGGGCCTCGCCTGATGGCTTGGTGGGTGATGATGGCATGGTGGAAATCAAATGCCCATCATCCAGCACAGCCCTTGAGGTTTGGCTGACTCACTCGCAAGGTGGCAACCCGGTTGATGCCAAGTACTACGCACAGATGCAGTGGCAGATGCGCTGCGCTGATCGGTCTTGGTGTGACTATGTGGTCTTTGACCCACGGATGCCAGCCAAGGCTCAATTATTTATCCATCGAGTCGGACGCAATGCAGATTGGCTCAAAGTCGCAGAAGCAGAAGTCACCACCTTTTTGGCAGAGCTGGATGCCAAAGTTACCGCCCTTAAATCAATCATTGGAGAATAAATCTTGGCAAAAATCATCAAAGAAATCAGCTGCGTTGTCGGTGAATACCGAGCTGCAGATGGTCAGCAAAAGAAACGCTATCAGCGCATTGGCTCAATCATCGACACTAGAAACGGGCCAATGCTGAAGCTCGATGTCATTCCGCTACGCGAAGGCGGCTGGGATGGCTGGGGCTACATCAATGACCCACAGCCGCAAAAGGCTAGGGAACAGCCGCGGCGTATGCCAATGCACGATGGTGACTCTGAAATTCCTTTTTGAACATGCACGCCGCCAGCATTGAAAAGAGCGAACGCCTCGGGCGCGTTCTCGATCTGCTGTCTCAGGGTGGGGAATACTCCACATTTGGTGGTGAAGCCGCTTTACGCCACCCCACCACAGCGCCCGTGGGTAGGGCTGACGGACGATGAAATTCTTGAGGCATGGCACTGGGGTGGATGCAATCCTCATATTGAAGGCGCTCATTTTGTAGTTTTGTATCAATATATTGAAAGCAAACTCAAGGAGAAGAACACATGAGCACAGAACAAAAACGCTTTGAGGAATGGTGGGACGCCGAAGATGACATCCCAAACAATGGCCCTTGGACTCACGACACACCGATTCAATTTGCTTGGGCCGGGTGGCAAGCGGCATTGCCGCAGCCAGAGCAGGAGCCGGTGGCGTTTTATATAAAGGAAAAGAAATGAACGAAGAAATGAAACGAATCATGGAAGCACTGATGCTGATCTATGGCAGTGACTTGCAAGCCGCAACGATCACGGTATTACTCAAAGACGGCGACACTGGGTTTCGCTTTTTATCCTCAAACTTTCCACAAGTGGAGACAAAAAAATGAACAATGACCAAGAAATTAAGGCAGTCAACTTTATGGCGCAGCCAGAGCAGGCGCCTGTACTTCAAGACATTGAGCAGTACCGCTTGCAGATGGCTGGAATTAGCACCGCAGCGATTGGATACTGGAAAGAAGGCGATGGCATTCATCCAGATTACGACACGATTGCACTGCGTGAGGTTGCGAAGTTGTACGCAAAATACGATGCGCTTTACAAGGCACAGCAAGACAAAGCGCAAAAGGCCCGTGCTGACGAGCGTGATGTGAGGAACTTGATAAAGCAGACGAGACTTTTTGATTAGTTTGCGCGGCAACTATTCGAGCCAGAAGGCAACCTTGTTACGCCGTTAGCGTTTGGGCCTCGGACTCAACTGAGGCCAGCCTGTTCATCCAGCCTTTGCCAAACGTGGCGAAGGTGGGCAGGCTCTTGTAGTGAGCCTCGCGCAAGTCACAGAACTTTGCTACGATCTCATCGGCAGGCTTGGCCGTAGTGGCTTTAACGGTCTTAGGGCCAATCTGCCCGTCAGCGGTCACTCCAACAGCTTGCTGGAGGAACTTGCTGGCGCGGCCAACGCCTGCGTTGACAGCGCAATCAAACACGCATAAGTCAACGCCAGACGGGAGGTCGTCTGCACGCACAGCATCCCAGTAGCGCGTCTTGTAGAGTGGGCCAACCA